ATGATATCAAGTCTACAACTTATGAGAACGGAAGATTACTTTGTACAACCAAAGAAAATTTAGATGTTGATATGTATATACTAGGAATTGTCAAGGATAATACTGTGACTTTTCCTGGGTGGGCCTTGTCTAAAGAATTAAGAAATGAAAAAAACAAGATTGACTTAGGTCATGGTACACATTACGGATTAAATCAAGCAGATCTTAGAACTTTTACTACGAAGTAACAAAAACGACCTCGTATAAAGCCCGTGGTGAGGTTTTCTTATGGTACTTGAGGGGTTAGTATCAGATTATATTAAAGTATTGCTGAAGGGGCTGAGGACAGCTCAGAAGGGTGGTAACCCGTATAACTCATCAAACTCTTCATCAGTTAGTACAGGAATGTCCTCGACCTTGCATTCCGGGCGTACTTTAACGAAGGCCTCCGCAGATTCTCTTGAAAAGAATGCACGAAGGCTATCGCCGTACTCATCTACTACTATAAACTTAGGTTCCATCCTTGCTTTGCTACCTTCCTAATCATTCTTTGATAATCCATTGTTACACAGCTCAAACATAATTGCAACAGCTCGTCATCCTCATCACACAACCATTGAGTTGCTTCTAATTTAATCGAACTGTTTGGCTTTAATTTAATGGCATCATATACTGCTTGCTTTAATATAGCTTGCAGCAATGGAACCATAGGAATGTCAAAGATTGGATTGACTTCATTATATAATTCTGCATCACTGGTATGGTCATACTGATATACTTGACTCATGATTAATCTACCTTTCATTAATGATTTTAAGGATGCTCAAACGTACACTGTATATCATAATAATATCTTGATTAACGAACCAAGGAAACTATTATGTGGACATCACCTAAAGCAACAGAAATGCGCTTCGGCTTTGAAGTTACAATGTACGTAATGAACAAGTAATACATGTAATACATAGTGGGGCTATTCGTTATGAACGCCTAGCCTCACCATTATCTCACCAAAGTTATACTTGACTTTCAGTGCTACCTCAGGACTCAATCCCTTAATAACAAATTCGTTCACCTTGTGCAGTGCTGTGATCTTTTCAATCTTAGCATCTGTCTCTAAACTACTGGCCTCAATCTTCTCGCCGATCTCTTTCATTTTAGTAAAGAATGCATCTTTGTCTTTACAAACTATTGGATCTTTTCCTGGAAGACTGAGGCTTATGCCTTTTTTGGCTGCTCTGCCTTAACCGCAGCGTTGCCATCGTCATCTTCTGGTGCGATGCCTGCTGTTGTCATTAAAGAGTAACGTCTTGCATAGGTCAATGCTGAGCCATATCCTTGCGCGTCATGCTTGTTTGCAGGCACGTACAGGATACCACCACTCATAGTTTCACCTGACTCATGCAACAGGATGGTTTCAATCTTAATCCCTGTATCACAGTCGTGTGTCTTTTGAATCATAGATAAGCCATTAGTATGTAGTGCGTCAATGACTGCTTCGATACACCCATCCAAAGCAACGTACTTGCTTCTGAAGTGGGGGTTAGTTGATGTCTTCAATGCCGGGGCAAAGGCTTTTTGCGCCGCCAAGAATGCTTTTGCTATGGTATTAGTTTCCATATAGATTCCTTATAGTGGTTTAATTTTAAGTTTACTTACTCGGATTGTACGTGCAGGCTTCGCAGGCACAACCTTCTCAGGTGTTGCTTTATAGTTAAGCTCACCCCATGTAACGCGATAGGGGCCTGTAACTAAGTGCTTGTAATCCCTCATGGTTGACATGATACGGGTTTGACATGACTCAATCTCACCCTTCATTTTTACCATAAGCTCTTCAAGTTCTTTAATACGTGTAACGTCATCAGCTAAAGAGTCATCCTCTAGCACATCATCCGTTGCACTGTCGTAGATGCGCGTTGCATCCGAGACCTTATTTATTTCATACCAATCTGTCTCATCGTTTTCTTTATAGAGTTTCACTCGGCGCTCAAAATCAACGGCAGCGCCTCTGATCTGTGACATGATTTCTTCGTCACGGCCATAAACAAAAATCCTCAAAGTGATTCCACGATATAGCACACAGACTGCACCCCACTTGGCGCCAGTAATCATCATCTGCGCTTGCAGTTGTAGCTTGCCACGATACGCGGGGAGATCCATCTCTTTCTCTTGCGATGTTAGCTTGGCTTCAATGACTCCCATGCCTTCCATCACAATAGAATCGGAGTTCATTGGGAAGATTCCCGCATCCCCATCTACCGTGATTGTCCGACCATCACCCTCAACTGTCGCGTCTAATGAACATGCGAGCGGAATATCTGGGTGAAAATATGCCTCATTGAAAGTGGTCTTAGGATTTTTCAGTCCAAGCCTCTGAACTGCCGCCTCGATAATTGGAATTTCGAAGACATTGCCCCACTCGAGAGCCTCAAAATCGAGCGGTACGCGCTCAATGCCTCGCGTTGCGTCGAAGGCTCTTTGTAGTGGTTCGTTTGGGGTTTGATAGGGATTCATGTCCATCACAGTTGCAACCTGTGAGGCGCTGAGCATGTCGTCGGGGGTCAGTTTCCCTTCGGCTCTTTTAATTTCAGTCATATTTTATCTCCGATTAAGTAATGCGTAAATGGTGGATTTAGTAATCCGCTTATTGTGAGCCGACCGCATGCCTAATTCGTTCAACCTGTCCGCCATCTTCTCAAGGTGTGGCGTGTGTTTATTGCCTCGCCTTAAGTATTGCGGGTCATTTAATAGTTGATTGATTAACGGCATGATCTTTTCGCGGTACTGCTTCGCCTTGTTATGCGTTGCAATACCTCCCAGCTTACTAATGCGCTGTATCTGGTCACGTGGTGCGCCTAGGATAACCCCGCGCTCTTTGGCTTGCTCGAGTGCGAGTTTGGTTCGTTGGCTTATCATGTCGGCTTCATGTTCGGCAATCATGGCGTGCATATGCCATTCTAGCTTTGTCATGTGTTCATGGCCCGCAACAATTAACGGCACGTTGTCCTTTAATAATCCGCTAATGAAATGCAGATCACGGGCGACCCTGTCAGTCTTAGCCAGTAATAATTTACAGTCAGGCGTAGACTTTACCAATGCCATAGCATCATGAAGTTGGGGGCGGTCTTCGATGGAAGTCTTGCGTCCGCTTTCGTGGTCGATGAACTCAGCTACCAATTCGCCATCGTTCGCCTTAATATGCGCCATTACTGTGGCACGCTGGGCGTCGATTCCGTAAACTTGCTTGGTTTCGTTGGTGCTGATTCTTAGATAGGTGATATATTTCATTGTTCGACATCCTTCCGCGCGCCTATGTCGCTTGGTGTGCAGCTGATGACGATAGTTTGAACGTCTTGATCTACGTTGGCAGTGGTGCAAAGCTGTTGCCAGTCGTATAGGTCTTTGAACATGCTACGTTCTAGCATGATTTTAATGTTATCCATTTTAATTCCTATATGGTTGTTAAAGTGTTGCAGACACCCTCGCGGGCGTTTCGGGTATTAAACCCTCTTCAGTGCAACTATGCGGTAATCCTTGCGGTCGTATTCGTCGGGTAAGTCTTCCGCCTCGTATGCCTCGCTAATGTCTGCAAAGAAATCCTCCAGTTCTTTTTCTGCTTGTTTGTATGTCGGGAATGTTTGTGGCTCGCCGTCAATACGCCAAGTATTAACCCAACCATCACAGATGGTATCGGTTTCAATAACATATTGCGTTGTCATCTTGGTTACTTCCGCGTTGATGATGTCGATCGCTTCGTTGATTTGCGACCATGTAACGCCGTATTCCTCTTGCATGTCTTCATAGTCTTCGAGCCATGTTGATTCGTGGGACAGTTCCCAAGCCTCGAACTTGTCCTTATATGGTTCTGCCCACGTGTCGCAGTTCAGTTCTGCGCATAGATACATATAATTCACTAATTGATTAATGTTCATTATTCGCCCCTTATAGATAGTATGAGACCAACGGCAAAGAATAGGACTGTACAAATAGCCATTAAATTACCCATATAGATTGCAATTAGGTCTTGTGTGGAGACGCCCACCATTGTGAAGGCAAGCGTCATGAGTGCAAATAAAACTGAAGCGATGAAGGTAAATGTAGACATGCTCATAATGCACCCCCTTTTTTATTCAATCCCTCGGCAATACCATCAATATAAGCATTGAGATACCTCCAACATGTACGTTTTGAATGAAAGCCATGAATAACATCAGATTGACCACCGCCGAGAGTTGCAAGCCTTGAAACTTGATAGCCACCATATGCGCCATTGAGTACATAGGTGCCAACATTTGCTGTCATCTTGCCATCAATCACCCGCCAAGGTGTAGGGCTGTTATTAGTGAGAATGTTAAGGTATTCAACTCTTTTCTCTAACTGCTTAATTGTGATTCTGTCCATT